TCAATCCAACTGACACAGGACGACTGTCAGCGCCCAATTGCTGTTATCGGTGTACGGGTCATCGACAAAACGAAACGTGAACGCTGCACCCGTGCCGGGCAAGGTTAACTGATAGACATGGTCGGGTTTGTACGACTGCCCGGTCGGATAGCTGCCATTGATCTGAAAACCATTTTGCGCTGTGGGCGATCCCCATCCGCCGAAGCTGCTGAAGAACGCATCGGCATAGTGATACACGGGCGGGCTGCTATTGTGGATCAAGCCTTCGCCGCTCACCGTCAGACGATAGTATTTACCCGTCTGTGTAATGATCGATCCGGTGGCGGTCGCGCCGCTTCTGCAATCGACCAACAGGGTTTCGCTGGCGGTGCAGCCCAAACTTAAATCGGGCGTGCCGCCCCCCATCACGCTCATGATCACCCACTTTGAGCCGTTATAGATCAACATTGCCAGTTGATTCGGGTCGGTGAGCGTGATATCGCCCGCCGCGCTCCACAGATTGCCACTATCATGCTTGAGCGTGACGGCGCGCGCCGCGCTTTGCGACCTGAGCAAGAGTAATTTGCCCGTGCCACCGTTGGCAATCGTCTCAAGATCGTCGGTCGCCGCGCTGCCTTCAGTATCAACGCTCATTAATGTGCCGCCAAACGTAATGCCGCCGCCAGAGATCGTCACGCTGACGAACGAATTGCCGAGATCGGTGATGTCCTGCCCGATGGAACCATCGAGATTGAGATAGACAGCGTTGGTCATGAATTTGTCCTTTCTTATGCAGGCGGGCGAGTCTGAATCCCGCCCCTACAAATCAGGCGTATGCTACAAGGCGATGGCGGCGATCACTTCGTAGATTTCGACGCTGACTTCGACCGAACCGCGCCCGCCGGAACACGTCAGCTTGACCTCGTGTTCGCTTTGCAGCGCGCCGCCCGCCAGCACCGCCGTCGTGATATCGACCTCGAATGTGGTCGCGCCGCCGCTCCCTGCCCATGCGCCGCCCACCCCCGTCGTAATATCGACGCCATCCACGAACAGGCGCACATTGATCGGAGTCACGCTGTCTTGCTGCAAGCCATACGTGAGCGCGTGTGTGTGATCGGGGACGCTGAACACGTGGGCATGATCGCCCGCCGCGCCCGTTTGCAAATCGAGATCGCCCGTTTCGCTGTCGCTGGGCAGCAGCACATGGGCGTTGGCGGCGCGCACCGCATCATAAATGGTGATATCGCGCCAATAGTACGCGCCGGAAGCGCCCGATCCATCTGCGCCGACGCTGTGACGATGCGCGCCCGCCGTATTCGTGCCTAACCCGACCAACCCGCCGCCCGTCGCCGCCGTCGCGGTCGCTGTGAATGGGCGTGTCTTGATTTTGAGCGTACAGCGGCTGAGCTTTTGCGTCGCGTTGGTCAACCGTACTGGAATCAACGCCGGATGTGATGGATCGATCAGGCGGTCATAGACATAGGCGACACGGTTGAAGTAGCTGGTCACGCTCAGCCCATCGATGGTGATCGCCTCCAAGCCGCCGATCTGCAATGGCGACGCGTCTTCAGGATGACGATCGACGCTGCTCAATGTCAAATCGGTAGCGACTCCGGTCGCATCGACGCGCTCGGTCACACGCATGACCCACAAATCGGCGTCGATATCGAGATAATCGACGATCGCGCCATCCTGTTCAACGACGCCGCGATACAACACATGGACTTTATCGCCGGGTCGAATCGCGGTTGTGACGCCGCGTACACTGACTCGTATCGTGTCCTGGCGCACCGCGTAGCGCGTCAGCCATGCCGCCGCGACATCGTAGAGCGCGTTCGTCGCATGTTCGAGGTCAGCGGGACTGTTGCTCAGCGGCGCGATCTGTTTGAATTTACCGAACCGTTCGATGACGCCAAACGTGCTGACGCCCGCCGCATCTTGCAGGTAATACTGCGGCACGCCGTTCGCGCCCGTCACGCTTTGAATCGCGTACGGCGCGGTGCGCGTGCTGTTCGCCAAAGTCAACAGGGCTTCGCCGATGCCCGCGCCGACCGGATATAAGCGCGTCGCGGCGGCGGCGCTGCTTTGCTCGATCTCGATGCGTTCGATGAGCGCGGTCGCAGAGTTCAGCGCGGTTTGATCGTGCAGCGCGCTGGCGCCGACCAAGCGGACACCCGCTAAAGCACCGAACGCCCCGATTTCGGCGGTGTTGGGCGTGCTGCCCGCGCGGATGTGTAAACCTTGCGCATCTGCCAGGCTGATTAACGCGCGCCAGACGCTCATGCCGTCAAAACGTGCATCGGTGATCGTGCCGCCGCTCCCACTCGCGCTCCACCCACTCACCAACGCGGTCAGCGACGATGCGATATACGAGGGCGTTTGTTGGCTGTAGGTGCGTCCCAAGAGTGTATTGACACGCATGAGCGCGTCGAGTTCGTCCGCGCCTTCTGCGATGCGCCACCATGCGGCGGCTGATCCTTGCGCGCGCACATTGCGGATGACGCCGCCGCCCAACGCGCGAACGCTTCCGGTATGATCAACAGCGAAAATGCGCGCGCGGCGTTCGTTGGTGAGCAGTTCGAGCGCACGCACATCTGTTCCCGCTGCTGTGAGCGTGATCCGCCCGATGGTATCGAGTCCGCGTGTGATTTCGGCGCGGGCGAGCGCGACGGGTCCGCGCCCAACGCGGGTTATGCCGTCGGCGTTATACAGGTCTGCGTAGAGGTACATAAATACTCCAGTGTTTTCGGGCGATCCGTTCGGTCGCCCCTACATACCCGCCGTTGATCGGTCAATACCATGTGTCATCCCAACGCAGTGCGATATCAGCGGTCGCGCCTGTATTCAAGGCGACGCGGATCGTATGCGCGCCCGGCGGCAGACGAAACCACGCCGGATGTAACGCGCTGAACGCTGATCCATAGGCATCCGCGCCGTTGAGCGTCACGCCCCACGTACACGGGTCAATGATCAGGGTCGCGCCGTCGGGGATCGCCCCCGCATACGTGATTTGATCCGCGACAAGTGCGCCATCAAGACGCTGGATCGTCAGTGTCGTCACGCCGCTGGTCGCAGTGACGGTGATCGTCGGGTAGGCGAACGCACTGCCGTTGGCTGTGCGCGTAAAATCGGTTTGCGCGCCAGAACACGCGTACGCTGTCCCACTCCCGACGGGCGGGGTGACGCTGAACCAGCGCGGAGTCACTGCGGCAAACGTGAGCGCCGTTTCTTGATGCGTATCGGTGCGCTGTGCGTACACTTCGGGCATATCGATAGTGAGCACACGCGCGCGCGTATAGCGCTGTTGATCGGGCGCGGATTCAATTGTCAATCGCTGTGCGCCCGCGCGGAGCAAGCCTTTGAGCGCATCGCGCGCGGCGTTCATGGCGGTCACATCTGCTTGTTTCAACCACAGCGCGACGTCGATGCGCCCCGCCACGTTGACTCCGACGCCGCTGCCGTCGGCATCGAGCGCGCCGTTCAAACCGGGCAGCGCGATCTCATGTGCGGCGACCTGTGCGAAATTATCACGCCAACGCGCACCGCTATCCGCGAAGGTATAGCTGCCAAAACTGATGAGTTTGGTCATATTGATCCTTTCGGTTAAGCCCCGCCGCCGGTTGAAACCAATTGTTTCAACCCGCTGCGCCGTAAAACGGATTTGGTGTGTTTAGAACGTGGCGCCCAACATCGCGTTGTCAAGTGGTGCGTCGGCGCTGATGGTTTCGACGACGAAGCTGACCAGCGATTTGGCGCGATCACGCTTGACCTGGACGCGTGTGACCAGATATTGACCGCGATCACGCGGCTTGCCGGATGCGCTGCCTTCGATGCCATAGTCGATCCACACAAGTTGACCAGGACGAAGCGCTGTCAAAACGACCGGCGCTGCGCTGATGTCATAATTGATCGTCATCGAGAAGCGCTTCCGCGCCATGCCCGCCACATACTGGCGATAGCTGGCTTGAGCGCCCGCCGTCACGTCGATGAGGTCATGGAGCGATTCATATTCAACCGCGATGACATGGGTGCTGATGTCGAGCGTATCGAGCATCAAATACAGGTTCTGGTGTGCCAGTGTTGCCATTGATTTATCCTCGTTTTTGGGCAGGTCTAAAACCTGCCTTTACACACACATCGCGTGCCATGTGCCGACAGACGCCGATCTCGTTAGCGCGGTTCGACGACGGCGCGATACGCGATGACCGCTTCATATTCTGCGACGCCATCGACCAATACGGCGCGCTGTATCATGCCGCCGCGCGTCATGGTCAGAATCACCCAGTCATAACCGCTGTCAAGTGCTTTCGGCGTGTCATAATCGGCGTCGTCCAACAGGTCGTTGATCCGCCCCAGACATTCGATCAGCGAACTCAGGCTGTCGGCGGCGCAGGTCACGCGCAGTGTGAGCGCCATGACCGAGCGCGTGGCGCGTTCAATGCGCCTAAGCTCGGTGACGGCATACACTGCATAAGGAAGCGTCGATCGTGATGGTGCCAAATCGACATACGCACGGTCGCCCCATACTTCGGTGATTTCGGTCAAGCGCGTCCGCACTGAACGGTACAGCGCCGCGATTTCGTGTTCCATAAGAAAATCCTGTTCTGGGCGACGCGCTGAGTCGCCCCTACAATCGGCGTGCCAGAATCGCGCTGACAAATACGCGATCCGTCAAGTCGGTTTCGACGCGCACGACGTGATAGATCGTGTTGTTGATGGTGACGCGATCATCGACACCGAGTTCGGTATCGTGCGGTAATGTCAGCCGATAGGTGGATTGCAAGGTTTCGCGTCCGTTGATCAGCGCGACCCCACTTAAATCGCTGCGGCGCGCGGTGATCACACGGCACGCGACATCCGACGCGATCAACGCCCACGCGCGGATCGCGTCGCCATACGCACCGACGGTGTGCATTTCGCGCTCGATAACACAACGCTCGGTTAAAAAGCGCCTGCCGATGCGCCGCAGTTTGTTCAGCAGGTCATCGTCCATACCAGTCCTTTCGGTAGTTCTAACAAGAGATGCAAAACCGCACCCCACACGGAAGGGGCGCACGCGCCAGCGTGCGGGATGAGGTTCATAGCGTCCGTACGGGTTGGTGTTATTTATTCGGCGTCGCCATCGACGCGCGTGGTCTGCACGATATGCGCGCTGACTCCGGCGACGCCGAACGCACGCCGCTTGAGCGCGAGCACTGTTTCGTAACCGCGCCGCGCCGAATCGTGATCGACGCGCAGCCAATCGGCTTGAAATGTCGGCTGGCTTGTCTGTGCGATCATCGATTCGAGCGCCGCGATCACCGCTGCCTGCCAGCCGCCGCACTCGGTGATCAGCGCATCGAGCGCTTCATCGGTGAAGATCGGCGCATCGGCATCGGTATCGCCGATTTGAAAACGCACGCGGTCACGGTCGCCCACGAACGGTGTATAGGTGAAGGTCATCATTCGTCCCTTTGCGTTGATTTCACTTGATACTCGCTGCTCGGTACTAAAAGAAGCGGTCGAGTGCATCGTAACCGACCGCCGTGACTGGCTGCACGACGAGCGCGCCCAAACTGCCGCCACCACTCGACCATGCCGATTCCATGATCGGACGAATGGTGGTCGCGTCGCTGAAGATCGGTTCGATCTGCGTGCTGCCACGCTGTGTCCATACCGTACCATTCCAGTCGTTCCAGCGAATCAGCGATGCAGGACTGACGACGATGCGAATGGTGCGCGTCGCGCCGCCGATGATCACCCCGGCATGAGTGACCGTCGTGGCGTATTCGGTCGTCACACCATCGACGACTTTATAGGCGCGCAGCGCGCCGCCCGATGTGAAACCGACATAGTGATAGTTGTTCGCATCGACACGCCGCCATTGAAAGCCCGCATTACCCGCCAGTATCGCGGGCGCGGTGATGGTGAGATCGATGAATGACGCCGCGCTGCCGCTGTAATCGGTATTGTTCGCCGCCGTCGTGTTGACGACCGCAAAGCCGCGATCCTGCGCGAACGCGCCGCCGAGATCGACGACGCGCACGGTATCGATACTGCCGCTGTTGTTCATGCTGCCGAACACCGGAATCAGCGTTGACGGGATTGTGCCGTTGTGCTGCCACAGCAGCGTCCAGGCTGAGAACGGGTTGCCACGCACGTAATAGGTGATCCCGTTCGGCTGGATCACAACGGCGATACGATATTCAACCGCCGCCGCCGCGCCGCCGACGACCTGTAGTCCCGTCGTAGCATAATGCACGCGCATGATGGTCGTGGCGGCGATCTGAACCCCATACCGCTCACCCGACTCAAAATTGGCGTTCGCGGTCGGCTTCCATCCAATGCTCCAGCCCGAACTCCCAAGCGTGGCAGCGGTCAATTTGGTCAAGACCGCGCGCCCGTTGACTGCCGTCATTGCCGCCCCATAAAAGCCGAGATCGCCGCCGACCGGAGTCGCCTGAGTCGGCACGATCAGCGCGCCGGAGTTCACGCTTAACTGACCGTCGGTTTGAACCAGCGTCAGCGTCCCTGTCGGTTCGCTGGTGCGCGGACTCGCCAACGGGGCGGCGGCATCGGTCGAAAAGTCGTCGCGCAGCACATAGGTGATCGGCGGGATGGTGACCGCCGCCGATTTTTTAGCGATCCGCCGTTTGCGGTTGCGGGTTTGTGTCATCGGTTAATCCAGCCACACCGTGATACGCAGCGTGAGGTCGCCCGTCGTCGCATAGGTGATCGCGCCGTCGCATACCCAGTAGGCGTACACACGTCCATCGGATGCGACATAATCGATACCGACATCGCGTTTGATTGCGACCGCGCGTCCGTTGATCGTGGTGTATTCGTTCGACGCCAGCGTGACGATATCGACTAGCTTGCGCAAATCGGCGGCGGTCGGGGCAAACGGCGCGTTATCGGCGATGATGGCGGGCGGCGCGCTGAACAGATACAGCTTGCTCGCCGCTTTTTCGTCGTCGCTGTCAATGACGGTGACACGGCGGATCGTGCCGCCGCCGCCCGCGCTGTGTACATCGAACGTGAGCAGCCCACCGATTACATCGCCCGCACTGTACGCGCCCGCTGTGATCGTTGGTGTCACATCGACCATGCGCGTATTATTGAAAATTGGCATATTGGTTCTCCTTTGTGAGTACGCAGTAGCAGGTACTGAGTGCTGAGTTAAAAGCAGCGATTTGTCCGTCCTTTTAGCTGCCCTTCGCTCAGCACTCGGTACTTCAGCACTTGGGACTGGTCTTAAGCCGCTTCGTGACCGTACAGGAACGACCAGCTATCCCAGCCGAAGCTGTAACGCGCGTAACCACGAAATTTGTGGACGAGCGCGTATTCGTTGTTCGCGTCCGCCGTAAATTCGGGGCGCACACGCCAATACCAGTTCAGATACAGGCTCGCCATGCGGCTGTCGATCAAGAACCAGTTGGTGGAGTCGCTCAAGAAACGGCTGACGACGACGCGATAGCCGCGATTGATGTTGGCGTCGTTATTCGCGCCGCCACTTTTCAGGCTCGATTCGACGATCACCTGCGCTTCGGCTTCCAGCTCGACGGGCACCAGAATCGTGTCGGGCATAACGGGAAGCGGGTTGCCGCGGCTGTCGGTGAACTTCATCATCGCTTCTTTGCTGGCGATGACCGCGTCATGCGTGAGCGCACTCGTGCCTTTATTGCTTTGTGTCGCGGTCAATCCAGGCGCAAGCGGATGATCGGTCGCGCACAACGGCTTGCTATCCGCGCCTGCAAACGCCGTCGCAAACGCATTGTTGAACACGCCCGCCGCATGTTTTTCGATGGTGCGGTCGAACGACAAGCCGAGCATGGCGGCATTGCGGCGAATCACGTTGTATTCATCGTCATCCAGCAGCACACGTTCGACCGCCATGCCGAGCGCGTATTCTTTGTGCTGGTAGCTGGCGGTATACAACGGATCAAAGCTGTCGTATTCCAGCACGCCGCGATACTCTGGCACATCGCCAAAACTGCCCATGCCCAGATTGCGTTCGACGGCGCGCGTCGAGTTTTGTACGTTGTACAGCGTGGTCAGCAGACTTTCGCCAGGCGTCGGCGCGATTTGTTCCATAAACACCGCGCGCAGCGCGACTTCCAACGCGGTCAAATCGCTGAGTTGTTCTCGTGTCATCGGGGTGGACATGTTGGGTGATCTCCTCGTTGATTTTGCAAATGAAGTGACGAGTAACGAGTGCGGAGGTAAAAGCAGGAACTTTCGCTCCTTTTACCTGCCCTTCACTCAGTCCTCGTTACTCAGCATTCGGTACTAACTGCCAATCTCGACGAACGCACAACGTGTGAACGTCACGTATACATCGCTGCTGGTTTTGCCGAGCTTCACGATCAGCATCGAGCCATTCGTGCTATCCGCCACATCGACTTTCTGCGCCGCGGTGATGTCGTAACGGCGTGCGCCCAATAGCGTGCTGGTCGCTGCCGCCGATGCGACCGCGCGCCAGACTTGCGCAGGCACAATCGGCGAGACGCGCACGAGTGTGCCTGCGGTCGCGCTGGTGCTGTCTTGCGCCATGACTCCAAGCGGAATCGCCGTCGAACCTGTCGATTTGATCACCAGCCCGCTCGAAAGTTCAACTAAATCACCGACTTTGAGTGTTTGACTGGTGGCGACCGGAAAATCATGCACCGACGGCACATCATCGCCGCCCGCCAGCGTGTAGGCATAATCGAAGTTCCCCATGCGGTTGTTCTCCTTGTATGGTTCAGGTCTTGATCGTTTATCGTTTTGCCCGCGCGTATTGTTCGGGCGTCACGCCCATTCTGGCGGCGATATCCCGTTCTGCCGCGCTGATTCGTACCGCGCGATTATCACCGCGTGTCCCCGCGTCCAACATCGGCGCGCGCGGAGTCGTCAAGACTGATGCGTTCGCATCCAACCATGCCAGCGTATCGAGCGCGTCAGCATACGTCGGCACAAGCGCACGATACGCGTTCGGCAGCGCAGCCACGCGCCGTTCGACGGTCTCACGCAAGTAGGCATCGAGTCGATCCGCACGTTCAGCGCGCGGCTTGAGCGTTTCGCCCGTATGCTGCGCCGCTTCAAGCTGATACCGTTCGTGCACGCGCTCGGTCTCGGTGCGCGTCGCGTCGTCTTTCAGCCGCTTGATCTCGGCGCGCCGCCCCGCGCTTTCCTGGCGCAGTTCGCGGATCATGCCTTGCGCCCATGTCGGCAGCGCTGCCACATTGCCGGGGATGGTCGTCTCGGCGTTGTCGGCTGGCGCGATGGGGGATACGCCATCCACCGAACCATCAGCCATCGGTTCAGGAACAGAGTCGATTTGCAGCGGCGACTCGGTGGGTCGCCCTTCGTTAATGGTTGTCAACAGTGCGTGCTGGTCGTTCATGGTTTCTCCATTGATGGACATTGATCGGGCGCAGCACGCTGCTCCCCTACACAAATATTTGCGCCTTCGTTTTTTATGTTTTCGTGGTGGCGGGCTGCCCCTACGCCTGCGTGCTGGTATCGGTCAGCGCGGCGATTTTGGCGTCGTCGTAACCGAACACAGGTGCGATCAAGCGTAAAAATTCGGCGCGCCCGACTTGATCAGCGACGCTGAGCGCATCGCGCAAACGCTGACTATCGTCGCGTGCTTCGGGCGATGCCCACTGCACGCTGAACTGTGCATCGAGCGGCGCGTTGTCGAGTCCGTACGCCGATTCGATGCGCGCGCCTACTGTCAGGCAGCGACTCCACGCGTCTCCAGCTTTGATTTGGAAACGCCTCGCCTTACCGATCAAGCCGACCTCGCGTTGTTTGAGCGATTCGCCGCTCGCATCATCCGCGCCAAATTCTGGCGACGGCGTGCGCGTGATGCGCCCAATCTCGCTGGCGAGATACCGCGCCATATCGAGATAAGGCATCAGCTCACCCTGGCTGAGCGTGCCGATGTCGATTTTTTCTTCCGGCGTCAGCGGACGATCCGGACTAATCGCCATCCACATGCCCGGCGCAAGATCGGCAGGCGGTTGCCAGCCAACCGCGTAGCGAATTTGAAATGCGGTCAGTTCTGCCGCCATAACCATGCTGTACAGCGTACGGTTGAGCGCATTTTGTACCGGAATCGCCGTTTCGATTTCGCTCGTACCGTACATGCCCCAACGCCGCGCACGATGCCGAAAATGGATGACTGGCACGCCAATGGGTGTTCCGTCACGCATCAACCAATCGACGACGCCGGCTTGATCATCGGTTTCGTAGGCGCTCAAACTGCCGCCATGACCGATCCAGCGTTCGATACGGTCGGCGTAATACACGTTGACGCGGGTCTCGTCACCCACCGACCACACTTTGATCGCCGCAGTTGGTGCGCGTGCGGTAGCATTTTCGTACAGCACCATCATGCCGTTTTCGCCATCGAAACCTGGCTCATGACACCAGCGCGTTTGCCCCATCGCATCGACATACGCCATGACGAATGTGTCGCCGTCGATCAGTGCTGCTTCATGAACATCGCCCTGCATCCCGTCGAAGCTGGAGGCGCGCAGCCGATCGGCTGCCCATAAACGCGCGGCGTCGTCCGCCGTATCAATGCCGACCACGCGCAGCCGATCCGCCAGTGTTTGCACGACGGTATCCATATAGTTCAAACAAAATTCCTGGAGCGGGCTGCCCGTTTTGATGCGTAACATACGCCGCATTCCGTCGGTCAAATCCTGCGGATGATCGCCCGCGACATAATCGCGGAAGAGCGATACTTTTTCGGCGCGTGCAATCTGTTCCGCCGCCCATGCGTCCACCGTCAGCGTTGATAAACGCCCGCCCGCGCGCATCGCTTCGCGTACAGTCTGTAATGTCATGTGCGCTCCTCTCATTCAAAACCGCTCATTTGTTCTCTTCCGAGTATAAAGAACAGGTCAAGCAACCGGATTCCAACGTTGAGCCAGGCGGGTGTTCGTTTTCGGTTAGATGACCTCTCTCTTTATGTCAATTTTCGCAATTTTGTTCTTATTTCTCACTCAAAGAATTAGGAATCAGGATCAAGGCAGCATGTTTTGAGCATTTACCAACTAAAATAGAATCAGACAGGGGCGGCATCAATCGATGCCGCCCCTGTCTGTTTATCTGAAAAGCGCCGTAAAACCCCTGCCTTCAGGCTACAGGACACGACAGTTTTAATAAAGAAGCCTTTGGTTTAAGATGAAGTCACCATAACCTATCAAAAAACCAAAGGCTTTTTCATTGTGCGCACATTTCATCGCGCTGGTACAGCATTTCGCCTTTCTGGGGGCATGGCAAAAACGAGGGTTAGCGTGGTGGTGCTGCGGGGTGTTACAAGCGCAAAGTTGTCAAATGACCTGATCCGCTGCTTGTTGGGCTTGCAGGTGATGTTTCTTTTGCGGGTGCAAGGGACTGTCCGTTTACGCCGTCCACGCCGTCCGCTGTTTCGTCGGGGACTGCGTTGGTTGCGCCAACACCTCGCTGATTTTCCCCAAGAGATGCACCCAGATTTCTTCTTTCGCCCCGATGCA